AGTTTATATTAGTGGTGCAACAGGAAACAAACCAACGGTATCTAAAGCTATAGCGACAGGAGATTCTACTTCTGCTCAAACTTTTGGATTCGTTCAAGAAAATATTTTAAATAACGCTAATGGTTATGTAGTTATTATTGGGGATTTAGTAGGTATTGATACTTCGGCTTATGCTGAAGGTGCGCAATTATACTTATCTTCTACGGTTGCTGGTGCTTTTACTGATGTTAAACAATATGCTCCTAATCATTTGGTTTATGTGGGTATTGTTACTCGTTCACATCCAACTTTAGGTCAAATAGAAGTTAATATTCAAAACGGCTACGAGTTAGATGAATTGCATAATGTGGCTGCTCAAAGTCCTTCAAACGGAGATATATTACAGTATGTAACTTCGACAGGATTATGGACTAAAATTGGTGGTACTACAAGTGCTATCTCTGAAGGAACTAATCTTTACTTTACTGATTCTCGTTCAAGGTTAGCTATTTCATTAACTACAACAGGAACTTCGGGTGCAGCAACTTACAACTCTACAACAGGTGTTTTAAATGTACCTAACTACGCTGATGGGGGAATAACTTCTTTAAACGGATTAACGGCTTTAACACAAACTTTCGCAGTAGGTACGAGTGGAACTGATTTCGGTATTTCTTCTGCTACTTCTACGCATACTTTTAATTTACCAACGGCTTCGGCAACAAATAGAGGTGCTTTAAGTTCGGCTGATTGGACAACTTTTAACGGAAAACAAAACGCTTTAACAAATCCTATCACTGGAACGGGTACTACTAATTATTTACCAAAGTTTACAGGAGCAAGTGCTTTAGGAAATTCAATATTACAAGAAGGAACTACTACAATAGGCTTAAATGTTGCTCCAAGTGCTTGGAGTGGATTTGGTGCTTTACAAACAGTAGGTGGTAGTGTAATAGGTGCAGCAGGTCAATTAGATTTTTGGCAAAACGCTTACTTTGATGGTGCTTCTAAATATTACGCAACAGGAACGGCTACAAGATATGGAATGACTGCTGGGCAACACAGATGGTATAACGCTGTAAGTGGAAGTGCAAACGCTGCATTAACTTGGGTTCAAGCTATGACTTTAGATGCAAGTGGTCAATTATTAATTGGTACTACTACAAGTTCAACTTTTAAATTAGATGTAAACGGAACTGCTCGTATTACTGGTAAATTAACTGTTGATAACAATAGTGGAATATCAATTTTAGCATCTGCCAATTTTGGTATGAATATGTATTTTGATGGTGGTACTGGATATTCTTATATTGATAATAAATATGATAGTGCAGGTGCAGGAAGATTATATATTAGAACAAGAACAAACGGAACACCTGTAAATGCTTTAATGTTTTTAGGTACTGGAGATGCAACATTTGCTTCTGGTGCATCAGTTGGAACTGGTTTAGCTTTAAATGGGGGAACTATTCCTGCAAGTGGTATTCAATTTCCTGCTACACAAGTAGCAAGTGCTTCAGCTAATAATTTAGATGACTACGAAGAAGGAACTTGGACACCATCTTTAGGTGGGACTACTACTTATACTTTACAAAGTGGAACATATACAAAAATAGGTAGACAAGTAACTATTAATTTTTTAATAGGTGTTAATATTCTTGGTACAGGAAGTTCAAGTGTTATTACAGGTGTACCTTTTACTGTAAATGCTACAAATAGGGGTTCTGGTGGGGTTGCTTATGTTGAAGCGCCTGTTGTAGCTTATGCGTCTATAAATCCTGCGGTTTTAACAAGCACAACACAATTAATATTTGCAACAAGTACTATTTTAGGAGTTTGGGCAGACCAATCAAATGTTTTTACTAATGGTACAATTATTTCGGGAACAGTAACATACTTTGTATAATTAAATAAATAAAAAAATGATAGAAGAAATAACATACATTAGTGAATTTAATGTAAACGAAAACGGAACGATTTCAATTCGTAAAACTACGGATATTGTTAAAGATGGCGAAGTAATTGCTTCAAGCTATTGGAGATGTGTTTTAAGTGTAAATGACCCTACGGCTGATGAGGTTTTAGGTGTTGATACTTACTTTAGAAATCTTGCTCAATTTGCTTGGGATTCTTTGTAAAAATACTAACTTTACAAAATGACAAACGAAACAATATTTGGAATATTAGGTCAAGGACTTGATATTGCTACACAAAAAGGAGTATTTAATTTAAGTGATGCAAAATTAGTAGCGGATGCTTTATTAGAACTTAAAAGAGTTTTAGACATTCAAGAACCTATAAAAGAAGATGATAAATAGTGAGTTCCAATTGGAAATTGTTACAGACCTTGCAGTAGAGCCAGTTACCTTGCAAGAGGCTAAAGACTATATGCGTATTTCTTCGGATTCGGAGAACGACTTAATAGAAGAACTAATAACTTCAGCAAGGGAAAGAATAGAGAAATATACAGGTTTGTCTTTGGGGTTAAAAACCCTTAAGGCTTACTGGTTCTATTTTCACATTCCTGCTGAGATTCCTTATGGTCCAGTTACCGCAATTAACTCGGTTGTTGATGATAATGATGTAGAACTTGAATATACTGCACGAGGATTGCAATATAAGACCCTTGAGGCTTATTCTACACAAGGTTTGGCAATAGAGTACGAAGCAGGGTTTACAATCGTTCCTAAAGGCTTAAAATTAGCCATTTTAAAACAAGTGTCTACTGACTACGAGAATAGGGAAAACTACTCTATTTATGACCAAGCATATGAGTTAAGTTCTGATGCTAAAAGACAAGCACAACCATATTGTAGAAACACTTTATTTGGTATCTAATGAAGGCAGGAGTTTTAAGAAATCAAATCGCAATACAAACTTTACAGACTGGTTCAGATGGTACAGGTGGTTACTTTGGTACATTTGTAGACCAAAAGGTAGTTTGGGCAAAGATTAGAGCGAAACAAGGCTTTAGAAATTTAGAAGATGGTAAAATATCTTTAGACAATATCTACGAGTTTACTATTCGTTATGATGACTATCCTAATTTATCTCAAATCAATAAGATTGTTTACAATAGTGGCGAATACATTATTAAAGCATTCCAAGTAACGGATGAAAGAAAAAAAGAAATAGTTATTATGACTACTTTGGGTAGATTAATTGACCCTACTTTCTTCTTAATTACCGAGTTCTACGAAAACTTAATGACTGAAGATAACAAGTTTATTGTAGTATAATGAAGGTAAGAAACTATAAAACAGTAACGGCAAGGTTTAAAAGACTTTCTAAACAAGCTGATTTACAAGTTAGGTCTTCTATCCAAAGAAATACAGACCAAATATTTGATGAGGCTATACAAAATGTACCTGTTGAATTTAATTATTTAAGAGGTTCGGGTGTACCAAACACACAAAATCCTTATAAAGGTATAGTTTCTTTTGGAGGAGATGCTGCTCCTTATGCTCCTTATGTTGAATTTGGTACAGGAACAAATGTTAGAATTCCACAAGGCTTTAGCGATTTTGCTATGCAATATTTTGTAAACGGCAAAGGAACTATGAAAGCACAACCATATCTTATTCCAGCTTTTATTAAGTATAGAAAAATCTTTTTAAAAGATATGAAACAAATAGCTAAAAATATTAGTAAATAAATCGTAAATTTGTGGAATGAAAGATGTCGGAGAACTTATTAGACAAAAACTTTACGAAAGGTTAAGCGGTGCAATCGTTATAGACCTACAAGAAGTTCCAGTATTTGATTCGGCATCAGTGTTAGCAGCAGCGACTGAACCATATATTTTACTTTCTACTTTTGCTTCTACGGAAGTTTTAGAGGGCAGTAAACAAGCATACGGTCAAGAAGTGAGCGTTTTAATTGAAGTAGGTACGAGGTTTGATAATAGTTTTGGTGGTAAATTACTATCAGATAGAATATCAAACGAAGTAATAGAGTTAGTTAGGACAAGGCAGGATGGGTATTTAGATTTATTACCTGATTGGTATGTAATCAGAACACTAATGGAGAGTACAAATACACTTGAACAACTGGTTGATACAGGAGTTTTAGTGAGAAGATTGATAAGATTTACATTTAAAATACAACAAGGAATATGAGCGTATTAAACGGTTCGGACATTTTACTTTACGATGCAGATTCAAATTTCCCTTTGATGTGTCAAACTAATGTAACTATTACATTAAACGATGCTATGATAGATGCTACTTGTAAGCAATCAGCAGGTTATGCGGTAAACTTACCAGGTTTAAGGGATTTTGCCTTTACGGCAGATGCTTTAGTAAACTTTGATGAAGGTGTTTCGGATTTAGGTATAACAACTTTGTTTGATGCTTACGATGCAAGAACACCAATTAACATATTAATATCTAATCCTGTTTTAGCAACTGCTTATTACACTGGGTTAGCTTATGTTGAAAGTATAGAAGTAAATGCACCTATGGAAGATGTGGTATCATATACTGTATCATTTACCGGAACTTACACAATAACAGATTAATTAACTTTAAAATAAAATAATATGGCAGTTTACAACGGCACCGCGCAAATCTTAAAAATGGATGGTACGCAATTAGCAGAATTAACCAATGTTACTATGTCTATGAATCAAGATGTATTCGAAACAACTTCTAAAGAATCAGCAGGTTGGAAAGAGATTATGCCAGG